AGAACGATTAACTTCTGACAGGGCAGTACAAAACAGACAGAAGGATGACCAAGTAGATGCCACTAGTGATGCATTCTTAAGATTGAATAACACTCGTGTCATACCCACCCCAGTCCTACCTTCATCGTCACAATCTACAAAGTCTCGACTTGACACGTTACGCTCTGAAGTAGGCCGAACATCCACAGTGGGAACACCTCAGAGTTATAACATGAATAAGAATCTCAATAAATAGCCTCCCTGCAAAGAAAAAGCTTGACAGAAATATACTCTAATGGTAAGCTCTTTGCATGTTTAACGTAAGAGGAGAAATACCTTATGAAGCTTATAATCCTATTGTTGAGTATAACTATAGCTTACTGCGTTTGGTCTAGTTATCACTTTAACGGTGACTGGTTGAGTGGTCTTATTGGAGGGGTTATAGGCTGCGGTGTAGCTACCTTTTCTGGATACTTATCTGCACATACTACAAAGAAAAAGCTTGACAGATTACCATTCTAGTGTTAAGCTCTTTTAAAGTTTGACATTAGAGGAGATACTTAGATGAATGATTGGGTAAGTGTACATGACAGCCTTCCTGAAGATAAGACTCTTAAGAAGTATAGAGTTAAGGTATTAACTGGAAGTATGTGTGTAAGCGAATCTGAAAGGATAGTTCTCGGTAGGATGTCCTCTACAGGTTTTAGGTGGATGGTTGGTGACTGGCAAAAGGTTACACACTGGAAAGAATGGGAAGGTGAACCAGTTAATTACTTAAGAGGAGATACTTAGGTGAAGATTGAAACATTAGAGGATGGCACTGAGTTGTTAGTTTCCAATGAGAAGATACAGACAATGTACCTTACAAAGGAAGGTGAAGATCAAGTGTGTAAATACGCCATAGTTTTAACTCCTGAACTTAGGAAGACTATAGTTGAAGATTGGATTAGAGGGCTGAATATCACCTAATTTGTATTTCTTTTAAGAAAAAGCTTGACAGAATCAAATTAGCGTGTTATAATGTACGGAGTAACATTTAAACAATAAAGCTATAGGGTAGCATTACTTTTAAGAGAAGTCCTCTTAGAACGCTTCCTACGAGCTTATAGGAGTATAACCTATGAGTACTAAACCTTTAGAAGACTCACGTAGTGAGTTAATACTAGAAGTTAAAGCTTCCTCTAAACAAGAATCGTTCTGCACCTTAGAAAAGTCAGATAAGATTCTCACTATGAGGTTGAAACAAGAGTTCTTAGACAGAGCCTCTGTAAAAGATTCTGAGGACGCATTACTCCTGAAGCAATTAACAGAGGATGCTAAACGTATAGCTGGAAACACCCAAGCTTACTTTGTAGTACCGCTTGTTTAACTAATAGTATCAACCCCCCTCAACACCCTATTTGGGGTGATATGTGTGTATATAAAGAATCAGTATACGGGTACAGTGTTTACACTAGCTGATTGACTACCTTTAAGGTTGTGCCATGCACAGGTAACAGTCACCTACCAGTTTATAACTGCTGAGGTTATACCCTTCGAGGTATAGCCGTACAATAATTTCTGTTAAGGGTAAAACCTTACAGGAGTGTACTCAAATGTAGTGCTACCCTTAGTCGAGTATACGTTAAATACAAACTACAAGAATGGTTGTGTAGGTAAGGTAACGCCCCACGTTAAACACATAAGAAGTCTAAGCCTATCTTAAGAAGCTCAAATCAGAATATACCATCGTATAGCTTTCGGAGAGTTGCTAATCAAATAAACTCCGCTGAATTTAAAATGGTGATTCACTACCTTCAAGTGTGAACTATAAACCCTCCACATACAATAATATTCCTACAAAGAACCCTCCACAGTTCTACACATAAGGAGAACCTCGCTTGAGTTACTTGCGAAATGATAAACGAAAACGTGGGAATAATAATAAGAAGAAACATTCTCGTACAGAGAATATCCCTGAAGAGATACACAATGAGGTAGACGGTAAGAAGATTATCATCAAACCATTAGACCCTCAAGTTGAACAAGAAGTATCAGCTCTCACGACCCCCAAATCTAATAAGAACCTACCAGTTAGTCGTTTCAGCACTAAACAGAAGAGCTACCCTGCTTTGTCTGTATCTGGTGGGCATATCTATGAAGAAGAAATCAAAGACTTAAAATGGCCTAGAGCTTATCAGACGTATAACCAGATGGCTAATGATGATGCTGTCTCTCAAGGTTATTACACTAAGCGAGCACTGTTATGGATTGCACTAAGCAAAGCTACTATCTCTGAAGGTAAGAGCGGTAACAGTAAGGCTAAGAAAGCTAAAGAGTTGATGGATTATATTTATACCAATATCGAACAAGACTGGTATGATGTGATCTCTAATGTAACTACCTATCCTAAGTATGGCTTCTCTACTTTAGAGATTGTACCAACTACTATCACAGATGGTAAATGGGAAGGTGGTAAGAAGCTTAAGAAGTTATCCCCTATTAGTCCTAAGTCCATTGAAGAGTGGGTCTTTACGGATGACCAACGTAAACTGTTAGGTATCTTACAGTCTACAGCTTGGCAGGATGACGGTTCAACGCTTGGTGCTATGAAGTTTGGTACTAAGATGGAAATGGATAACAGTGATACTAATATTGCTATCCCCATTGAACGTCTGTTACACTTCGCTTATAACTCTGAATCAGAAAACCCTACAGGTGATAGTCAATTCAAACATGCTTATATAGCTTGGAAAGAGAAATACTTAATACAGGATTTAGCTCTTGTTGGTATCTCGAAAGATATGAGTGGTGTTATCGAGATTGGTTGCCCTGTTGATATAATGAATAAAGCAGCAGCAGATCCAACGTCTCCTGAAGCAGCTTACGTAGAGCAAATGCAGAAAGATGCAGCTAACATATCAGCCAACTCTCAAGCATTCTTTATGGTACCTACCGATGTAGATGAACACTCTAAAGGTAAGCTTTACAGCATGACCATTAAGGGTGTTGAAGGTGGCAGTAAGAACTATGATGCTGATGAGATGATTAAGCAACGTAGGAAAGCCATATTAGATACATTCGGTGTAGGTTTCCTAGATAACGATTCAAACAGTTATAGTAGTGGTGAGGCAGGCGCTTCCTTCCATGAACTACTATTACAGAACGACCTAAGCTTTATCCTAGAACAGTTTAACAACAAGCTTATCCCTACAATGTTAGCTTTAAATGGTATGCGTCTTGAAAGTGATGAGATGCCTTACATGGTAGCTGGTAGAGTTACTGAACCTTCTAGGGATGAGACTTCTAAGTTTATCCAACGTGTATTCGCTGTTAACGGTCTTCCTCGTACTAAAGAGATTATACTACAGCTTGTTAGAGATTGCAACCTACCTACAACTGAACTTGAGAAGATGGACGTTGAAGAGATATGGGAATATATGGGTTGGAACCCTAACGATGAAGCTAAGTCGAAAGCTGGTGAAGGAATGAAAGAAGGTCTGAACTCAGGCACTGGTGAGAAATCTGGTAGTGAAGGTGACTCTAGTACCTCTAATAATGAGAATACTATGGAGACATCTTCAGAGCGTTCTGATTGGAAGTACGTTAAAGCTATATCTGATGAGTTACATATCATAAGTGATAACGTAACAGATTTAGAAGTTATGACTTGTGACTTACCAAACTACTTAGGTGGTGATTAATGATTTACACAACTAAAGAGATTACTTCATGTCTTCTCTATAACAACAATAAGGAGATATGATGGCTGGTACATTACACAGGCTTACGGCTAAGTTGTATGACACTCCACACATCGTAACACAAGCAGCCTTAGATGATATCTTTCAGGTAGTCAATGACCGTAATAACGGTGTAGAGATTGTCAATGAAGAAGCTATCATTAAGGGTGATTATGAAGCCACAGAACTTCAGATAGAAGATGGTGTTGCTACATTAGACTTAAGAGGTACTACAGTCTTTAAAGAGACAGCTATAGATGCATTCTGCGGTTTAGTATCCTATCAAGGTTTAGTTCGTAACATTGATACTATCGTAGCTCGTAAAGATGAAATCAAGCTAGTTACAGCCTTTATAGATAGCCCTGGAGGTGAAGCCTTTAGAGCTTTCGAGATGGGACGTTTAGTTAAGTCTAAGCTTCAAGGTGCTGGTATCAAGTCAGTGGCCTATGTTGATGGTATGGCTGCTTCAGGTGGTTATGTTATCGCTAGTGCTTTCGATGAGATTGTCACTAACCCTGATTCACAAGTAGGTAGTATCGGTGTAAGAATCGCTATACGCAATCCTTCTGAAGAAGATAAAGGTAAGATACGTTACATTACAGCTGGTGAGAATAAAGTACCTTTCACACCTGATGGAGATTACACTGAAGGTTTCATAGAGAAGCTACAAGAGGGTGTAAATGAAACGTATGATAAGTTTATTAACTATGTAGCAGACTTCAGAGGTATGACTCGTGAAGCTGTAATCGCTACGAAGGCTGATACGTTCTCAGCTAACAAGTCTCTCAGCTTAGGCTTAGTCGATAAAGTTATGACTGGTGTAGAGTTTGTAGATTACATCGCTACATTAAAAGAACAAGCAATTGAAGGAAGTACTTTACAGTCTGCCCCTACAGTTGCACTAAAGAATTCTCGTATCGAGGATGATTCTGTTGATGCCACTCTTGAAGTAGAGAGCATTGATGAAAACTTAAATGTCGGGGAATTGTCCTTAGACGACCAAGAACTAAATGGAGACGAAATGTCTGATAAAGAGTTAAGCCAATTTGAAGCTTATAAAGCTGAGATGGATGCTAAGTTAGATGCAGTATTAGCTGATAACGCTAAGATGGCAGAAGCTAAAGCAGAACAAGAAGAGCAATTAGCTAGTTTAGTTGCTGAGAAGAAAGCTCAAGAAGAGAAAGCCGCTGAAGAGTTAGCTGCTAAGCAAGC